GGCAAGCATCGCTTGTCTTTTTTTGGTTGGTGATTACATGAGAGATTTACATAATGATAATCCACGAACATATTGGTCTAGAAAAGGTAGCACAGGTTTTATGATACCAAATATTAATAGCCCATATGTATATTTAAATTCATTATTTGATGATTTTGGAGCATCTAGAAGGGTTGGAGCAATCGCATCAAATATACTCAAACATTATGAAAATTTTCATACTAATAAAAATATAGATGCAAATGGCAATTTGTCAGGAGGGAATCTCAAAGAAGGACTTGATTTTTTAGAAGAAATAATTAAAATAACTCAACAACACGAATTAAATTTTATTAATGATAAAATTAAAAAAATGCAAAAATTAGGTGAGTTAGGAGAAGAAGAACAAAGATTAATTGAGGAACTAAATAAAATTAATTCTGGTGATTTTAACTATAAAGATTTTATAGAATTATTTAATACAATTATTACCGGTATAGAAAAATATAAGATAAGATTGCAAGGGTTTAAATAGAAAAAGGTAGTAAATACTCCTTAGTTAAATTTAATTCAGAATGCAAGCGCACTAGTCACTACCTTTACAGACCAAAGAAAAGAAGTATATTATTCACAAGAAGAATTAATTCGTTAGTTAACTTTTAAGTTTTTTGAAAGAGATGCAGGAAGGCAATTTATCGCGGACCAAATAAGTAAATAGGGGATAGATAATGTTATTGCCGTTATGGCTATCGTAAGTTAGCAATTAGCATAGTTTATATATGATACAGGGCTATTAGAATACGAAAAAACTAAATATAAGAATAAAAATATTGCTTTACTTTCTCCTCAAGAATTTAAGTTACAATTTGACAATATTGTTGAACAGTTTGATGAATTTGAAAGATAGCATAATGTTGAAGAAATGTATCGTGATGATATTTTATTTGAAGAAATAAAACGGATGTACGGCATTACAATTCAAAGCAAACAACAAGGAAATAAAAAAAACACTAGGATGAGAAATATTAGAAATACTTTAAAAAGAGATGAACGTAAAATTTTTGAAGATACAAGTATGCAATGGCCTAATATTGAAAAAATATTAAAACGTATTAAAATAGATTTTAAATCTAATGGCCGACATGGAGAATTATCCTTAGTAAATGAATTAATAAGTGCTTTTGCTAAAGGAATTGATTCTCATGCACATTTAGGTTCATTAAATTTAGGAACTGATATTTTATTAGGTGTTCTCACAGCAAATATTGCTCCAGGCCAACCTCCATTGTAGCATGATCCTGTCGCAAGAACTTTACAAAATATTAAAACAAGATTACTTAATAGTGCTCAAAAAGATTATTTAACAACAAATACTAAAATTTATGAAGATGAACTAAATAAGTTAGATAAATAGTTAGAAGAGATAGGACACGGTTTTATTCTCCACGAGACTACAAAAAATTATAGCAATTTAGAGCGAGGCAAATGGCCTGGGCATATGTCAAGTTTTACTGGTAGAGAAATGAAAATGTCTAATTATTTAAAGGCTATTTAGTCAATGAATATTAAAAATTTAAATATTGATGAAGTGCGCTTTATTACCTTTAACCTTGCTACAGATGCATTAGGCAATTATTTATTAGACCCATTAAAATCATATTTATCAATTTTTGGCGGACTAATTATGTTTGATGACTTTTCTTTAATTGCTAGAGAATTTACTGAAAATTTAAAATTTTCTAATATTGATAACATTCATTTATATCACTTACAAGATACTTATTTTCCAGCTTCTATGTTTTTACAAGCCACTTATAATTCAATGATGTAGCTAGAAGATGAATTGTTAAATGGTAATGGATTTACTGTTAATATTAATGTACCTACTATTGACTACTACGAAAATTTAACTGATTATGGCACCACTTTTGAGCAACGATGGGCAGGCGTCAGAGATTATGCAGATAAAAATACTGCAATTACATTGTATTTTGGGCATAATTTTATTAATCTTATGTCTCAATTATTTTAATTAAAACATTTTGCCGTATTTCTTCTTATTTTCTCATACATATATTTGGAAGAACATAGCTCACTATGTTCCTAAGGAGGATAATATTATGGTTGACTGGGAACAAATTGCAGACTGGATCGCGCATAATCTCATTCAAATCCTTATAATCCTATCAGTTTTCATTCAAATTACGCCAATAAAATGGAATCCTTGGTCGACATTTTTTAATTGGGTTGGAAAAATAATTACATCAGAATCAACATCTTAGATTAATAAACTAATCGACAAAACCGATAATCTTGAGCAAAAGATATTAAATGTCCAATCTGATTTAAATGAAAATGAAAAAGATAGGATAAGATGGGAAATATTAGATTTTGCTAATTCTTGCCGCAATGGTAAACTTCATACAAAAGATGAATTTGAGCATATAATTACTCTTAATAAAAAATATAAAACTCTCCTTAAACTTACTAATGATGAAAATGGAGTATTTGAAGTAGAATATGAATATATTAAAGAATTATATGCTGAAAATTTAAAAAATAATAATTTTCTTTAATAGGGGGTAATCATAATGACATATTTTAAAAAATGGATCATCGCAGCTGGTGTGCGCGCGATAAAAACAATAGCTCAAACAGCAATAGCTACTATAAGCACAAGTGCAATTATGTCAGAAGTCAACTGGGTAGTTGTCGGTTCCGCAGCTTTATTAGCAGGTATTTTAAGTCTTTTAACCAGTATTGCTGGCTTACCAGAATTAAAAGATGAAACTTCTGTAGAAGAAGAAGAAAATTAACTTTTTGACTTTTCTTTAATTTTATGATATAATAGAATTAAAGAAAAGGAGGATTTATATTAATGGAAAGAAGAAGTAAAGAACGAGTGCCAAATATTGAAATTTACACAGATGGTTCTTTAAAAAAAATTAATAAACAAACATTTGGGGGTTGGAGTTTTATCGCTTCTAGAGATAGCGATGAAATTGAAGCTCAGGCGGGTAGTGAAAAAGATACTACTAATCAGCGCATGGAACTATTTGCTATTGTTAAAGCATTAGAATATGCTGCAACTGCCCGCCGCCCAAATGAAAAAATCGTCATTTATAGTGATTCAGCTTACGCAATTAATTGCTATGAGCAAGATTGGTATCTTGGCTGGATGGCAAATGGATGGTTAAACTCTAGTGGCAAACCAGTCGCGAATCAAGACCTTTGGTATAAAATCATTCCTTATTTTGATAATTTTTGGTATGACTTTAAAAAAGTGCCAGGCCATGCAGGCAATTATTGGAATGAACGATGTGATGAACTTGCGCAAGCACAAGCGGAAGCACTTAAAAAAAATTATAGAGGTTAATATGGATAATAGTATTTATGAAGTTTGTAGAGATGATTATGTTGGTTTTAATAGTCAAATTAAACCAGATTGCAAAGATACAGAAGTATCTCACTTAAATGATTTAACTGTTATAAAAGTTATTAGTAAAAATACTGGCAGACATTTATGTTCACGTATTATTTCTGATTCAGAAGAGCATTATTATATATTTAATATGCCAGAAAATTATGAACGTCAGAAAGGACAGGCAATAAAAAAAATTACGCTAAAAACACAAGAAGAAGTACAAACTTTTTTTAATGTACTGGCTGAAATTGCAAAGGAGAATAAATAACAATGGAAGAAATATTCGCTGATATTTCAGAATAGTCACGAATTAGTGTAGAGTTAATATTTAATAATGCAATACAGCAAAATGCTGTAGAAGCAACAAAAATATTAAATAATTATGTAAAATATTGTCCAAACGAACGTGAACAAGAGTTTGCTAATTTTTATTTTAATATGCGAATGAGGTAGATATTAGATGAAAGTAATAATGTTGAGCGGTAAAAGCGGCTCGGGGAAAGATGCTGTTGCTAACGCATTAGAAAAAAGACTTAAAGAACTAAATCAACGAGTGCTTGTTATTCATTTTGCTGATTTAGTAAAATATTATGCTATTCAATATTATAAATGGAATGGCGAAAAAGATGAAACTGGAAGAAACCTTCTTCAAGCTATTGGTACTGGAATGATGCGAAATTATGACCCTGATTATTGGGCTTTAATTGTAGCTAAGTTTGTAGATGCGGCAAAAGATGATTTTGATTTTACGCTTATTCCAGACTGGCGTTTTATTAATGAATATGAGGGAGTTGCAGATTACAATGCTAATGTAATTACTATTAGAATTAATAGATATAATGAAGATGGTACTCCTTACATTAATTCTAATATGTCAGCAGAACAACTTTCTCATGTAAGTGAAAACCAACTAGATAATTATAGTTTCAATTATATTATTGAAAATCGTAGTACTTTAGAAGAACTTGAAGCTGCGGCGGACGCTGTGCTAGAAGAAATTATGAAAGAGGGATAAAATTATAATAAAAAAATAATTTTTATTCAAAAGAATAAAAAGGAGTAATTCTTTTATAGACTCCTTACTTATCTAATGAAGGTGAAATTTATGACAGTAAAAGAAAAAATGCTTTATTTAACTTCCCGAGGAATTACCATTACAGAATTTGCTAATCGAGTAAATTGTAATAAAACTACTCTTGGCAGATGGCTTCGTAATGAAACTAATCTATCTAAAAGATTAGAAAAGGATTTAAATGAAGAAATAAATAAATATCTTGCTGAATTAGATAAGATTAGGGAGTGATAATATGGGTTTAATTTATATGAGGATTAGTCCTAGTGGTGGGAAATATATTGGTAAAACCGTAAAAAATGAGGCAGAACGTTGGAGAGACCATGATTATGAAGCACACGACATTAATAACAAGGATTATGATAGTATTTTAAATAAAGCAATCCGTAAATATGGTAGTAATAATTTTTCTGTTATAATTTTAGAAGATAATATACCCAATGATTTATTAGGGGAAAGAGAAATATATTGGATTAATTTTTATAATACTTATTATTTAAATAATGAACATGGCTACAATATGACTTACGGTGGAGACGGGGTTGCTAAATATAATTTAACTAATTTCTTACCACTATGGAATTAGGGTTATAGTATTATAGAAATTCATAGAATAACTGGTATACGTAGAGACACAATTGCTAAATATTTACATCAAGCAAATATTTCACAAGAAGAAATTAATCGTCGTGGTTTAATTTCTCAACGTAAAACACAATATACTTTTAATCTAGAAGAAATGTATAAATTGTGGGTTGATGGCAAAAATTTAAAAGAAATTAGAGAGCACTTTCATTTAAATCAAAACAATAAAAGCATTAGCAAAGCATTAAAAGAATTTTATGGTGTTACTCAAGATGAAATTAAACTTCGTGGAATTTAGACTAGAAAAAGGAGTTCATAATGACAAATTTTTTTGAATTAGGTATACAAAAATATTGGGCACCAACCGCAGCAATTTCTCCCACAATGCGCCAGCTAAAGTTAGAGCAAGCCGCCGCGAGCGGTAATTATTTGTGGTCAGAAAAGTATGACGGTAATTTTTTAAGGGCTGTTATTACTCCAGAGAGAAACGCCCTTCAAACAAGGGGAATTAGCACAAAAACTAATACATATGGAGAAGTACAAGATAAAGTATTTTTTTGGAATGCAATTACAACAGCATTTACTAAAGGTACTACAGTGCTTTTAGGAGAAGGATACATTCCCGGAGGAATTGATGCTACAGTAGGAAGCATTTTGAGAAGTCTACCACCAAAAGCGCTAGCTCGTCAAGAAAAAATAAAATTAGAATATAGAATTTTTGATGTATTAGCACTAGATGGAGAAGAATTTCTAGACAAACCAATAGAAGAACGTATTAAATATATTCCAATAGTTGTTAATCGTATTAATTCTCCTTTAGTTAAAGAAGTAAAATTTCATGAAATGACAGAATCATTTTTTGATGATATAGCAAGTATATTTGCTCATAATGGTGAAGGAGCAGTCTGTTATAAAAAAGGAGTTTTATATACTCCCGGTAAACGTAGTTCAGCATGGACAACTATAAAAGTAAAACAAGAAATCTCTTCTGATATTGATTGTTTTATTCTCGCGCCAGTTCCTTGCGAAAAAAATTATAATGGCGGCGATATAGGCCATTGGCAATTCTGGGAAAATTCGCGTACAGGAGAAAAACTATGCGGTGAATATTTTGGAGAATTTCAAATTGGTGGCCCATATATTCCAATTTCTAAAAACTATTATTATAATTGGCCTGCAAGTATTGATGTAGGTGTATATGATAATGATGGAAATATTATTAAACTTTGTAAAGTTGCTGGCCTAACAGAAGAATTTAAAACAGAATTACGAGATAATTTTGATGAGTGGTATTTATGCCCCATTAGCATTAATGGAATGATGGTGTCAACCGCGCGCGAAAACATCTCCATTCGTCACCCAATTTTAAAATCCATTCGTAAGAATGATATAGATATAAAAGATTGTACCTTATCTAAAATTCTCTCTTAAAATGTTGCTTCTAAGCAACTAAGGAGGTATTATGATAGAACTCGATGAACTACTTGAATTACTATAGACATATACTGGCATTAGTCCAGTTGATTATTAGTATTTTCATCAACT